CCAAGGCTTTGTTATTCTTTTCTCCCCTCTTCGTCTCAATGGGATCAAGCTCTTACTCTCAAACCGGGCACACTTCGAGGTCGCCCGAGGAACGTCCGAACAAGCGTCGACTTACTGCAAGAAAGATGGAGACTTCGACGAGTTCGGACAAGTCCCCGTCCCTGGGAAGACTAACCGATATGACGACTTCAAGCAATGGGTGCTCGAGCAGCCCACTAAGCCAAGCTCTATCCTCATCGCCAACTCGTTTCCGTCGTTGTGGTTACAAAACGGACGCATCATGGAGTTCGTCGATCTCATATATCCCTCGGTCGTTACCGTTGTCGGAGACTTCCGTCCGTACCAACAAGACCTTGCCAATCGATTGGCCCAAGACCCCTGCGACCGTAAGATCATCTTTGTTGTCGATACCGTCGGGAACACTGGCAAAACGTGGTTTGCTAAAAAATATTATTCTCTTGCAACGGACAGAGTCCAGCAGCTCTCTGTCGGAAAGCGAGATGACATCGCATTCGCAGTCGACGAGCACAAGTCAATCTTCTTCTTTGACCTACCCCGATCTTCTGCTGAATTTCTCCAATACACAGTTCTCGAGCAGCTCAAAAACGGATCTGTAATGTCCAACAAGTATCAAAGCAGAAACAAAGTGTTGGTAAACACTCCTCACGTTGTTGTCTTTATGAATGAGTATCCCGATATGACGAAGTTGTCGGCAGATAGATACGAAATTATTAATTGGAATTAAATATAAATTAGGAAGCCAAAGAACCTGTCTTGCACCACCCGGGGCTCAGGATTTACGCGCCTTGAGGCGCCGTCTCTTTGGCGCCTCACCGGCGTGTAAACCGTGGGGTCCCCGCCCTACTATCTCCAGTTGCTTATCCGCCATCGCCGCCGAAGGCCACACACCAGGAGTTTGTTAAAATTGCCGCTCCGCGTCTTCGCGACCTGCGCAGCAGGGCGTCCGTCACTAGAGTGCCATATCCTTAAAGAATGTAATGATCTTTAAATCTCTACTCCATGTATCTTGTGGCGTACCACCTGCAGCTTGGAATTGTCGAACTGCAAATTGAATATAGAACACAGGAGTCGCTTCAACTGTGGAACCACCTCCTTCAATTCCGCTCTCCCAATGAAGCTTTCGTTTCAAAGGAACATACTTATTCATGATACTCATACTTGCGTTGTTGATGATGGGTTTGTTAGTGCCCGAGTCTCGTTGAGGTCCTAAATGACGAACGTCCTTCCATAATACAACCCACTTATCGATGTTAATGGGGTGCTGAACCAAATCCATATATGAAAGACTGGCTTGCCAGTCATAGGAACGATCCTCGCCGTATCCACGGAAAAACTCAGTTTGTAATTGAGCAGCATTTGTGACACCTTCGACATAGTTCTTTGGCGATGCGATCAAAGTAACAATAGTTAAAGGTTGAGAAGACCGATTATTAAGATTACAAATAATCTTCCAACCAGCAATTAATGCGAAGTCATTCTGTCTAGCAGCACGACCAGTACCTTGTGGAAGAACGGTTATATCTGTTGAACTCCACGTTAAGTCATTAACAGAAGCAGTGTCAACGTCCGTTACAACATAATTCTTTACTGGTCTTCTCTTATTATCTCCGATCTTACGACGTGCAACACGTCGAGCCTTGGCTCTCTTGATTCTACGGATTCCTTTGTATGCTCCGTAGCCAGCAAGCAATGCTGCGCCTGCATAGCCCCCAGCTCCCAGCCCCCTGCGCATGCCAAAGCGTGCAGCATTGGCTATGAACTTACCACGTCCACGGCTAAGTGCAACGGCACGTGCACGCTGGGCCGACGCAGCGACAAGATATCTACTTGGCATGGTACTTAAAATTATGTCAAATTCTACTGATTCCTAAAAAATGACATCTGAGGGAAGGCTGGTTAGTATTACCCAGCCTTCCTCCCCTCACTCATCATGACATAAAATCGATATTTTTGTCATGGCGCCACAAAGCACTCGTTGGGTTTTCACCCTCAACAACTACTCGGCGGCTGAAGTTCAATTCCTTACTGACGTCGCACCGCAAGTCAAGTACCTCATCTTTGGACGCGAAACCGGTGATTCTGGCACTCCCCACCTCCAAGGCTTTGTTATTCTTTTCTCCCCTCTTCGTCTCAATGGGATCAAGCTCTTACTCTCAAACCGGGCACACTTCGAGGTCGCCCGAGGAACGTCCGAACAAGCGTCGACTTACTGCAAG